ATTATATTAGCTCCACTAATAGTAAAAGCTGTAGTAGATACTCCATTTATTGTTACAGCTATTACACTGCTTGCTAACTGGGAAGATGTTATTGTAGTGAACGGAAAAGATATAGTAGTTCCATCTCCTGTAAATGTTTGTGTAGCTACACTAGCACCTGATGTTGTTGGTAGTGTAAAGTATTTACCGCCAGCTACATAAGTCGCATCTCCATATTGTTTAAATATAGCTATATCCTGATCAACATTTTTTATTCTATCGGCATATTCTGTATCATTGTCTGGTCTACGAAGCTGCTGATTTAATGTATCAAAATAACTTTCAAATATTTCTAGCTGCACTTGCGTTGCAACTTTGTTAAATTCATCTGGTGATAAGTTACCTCTTTGTTCTTTATTAAGAATAAGCAACACCGTTTTATAAACTATGTCTACGTTTACTGCCATTTTATTTATTTGTTATAAATATTAACCGGCCTCGCATAGGAAACCGGCTAATAATAATTCACCATCTATAATATAATCACATGTTTTTTAAAAAAACTACTAATTAAATTTCTTCTCTATAGATCTATATACTTCAACACCTTCATCTGTTTTGAAATAAGCTGCCATAGCTGAATATGGGTTTTCGTCAAAAGGTACAGACATTAGCTTTCTACCATTAGATGTCCAAGAAAAAGTTCTTTGATCTTGGGACAAAGTAATTATATTTGCTTCTGTAGCTTTTATTGCCACATTTCTAAGACCTACATTTTCATCTTGAGCTAATTCTAAAAATAATTCAGGGTTGTTATTTGCAAACAATCTTAAATCTCTTTTTATTTCTTTAGAGGATAGATTGCTTACAGCATTACCCATTTCTACTCTTAAAATAGCTTCTGCATCATCTATATCCATGTCTCTTGCAAATACTGCTGCATCAGTTTGAAGATCTAGTAATTCTAAATCATCGTATGCTTCTTCAACAGGATCATATTCTTCATAGATTCTGCCTTTTAAAGGATGATATAAAGAAAGAAGTTTTTGTAAATTTTGTTGTTCTTTAGGAACTCTTAAGTCCCCATCTCTAAACATAATATGTCCTAACGTAGCCTCTCCTTCTTGTTCACTTTTGAATGGAGAATCATGGTTAGTAGCATATCTAATTTCTTTTTGTTTTCCAGTTTCTGGGTCAAAATACAACAAAGCATGCTTGCTAGTATGCTTACCCGGTATAGTTAACGTAAGAGGAGTGTCTTTACCTTTAAGATAATACAGTCGATCTTTAATTTCCCATTTGGGCTTAGTTGGTTTTTTTGGTGTTTCAACAACTGGTTTTGTAGCAACTACTTCTGGTAATCCATCTGTAATTGGTTCTTGTGGTGCAGCCTTTTTAGCTGCAGGTTTTTTATTTGCCATAATATAATATAATTAAATAGTTAAAAATAAAGGGAGGACCCGAAGGCCCTCACCTTTAGTATTGAAATTATTAGATTCCTCTGAATAATACAAAGTTGTTAGCCGCTTGAGTAACTAAACATCTTTCAGATAGGAAGTTTACTTCCATTGCATCAAGAGTCGAATTACTAGCACCTCCAACAGATCCTGTTAACCAAGACTTCATTCTACGGTCATCAGTTTGAGAAGCTCGGTATCGTACGTGCAAGAATGGACGACGAATATTAGTTCCTAAAACTTGATCGTAAACAGTTGAAGTTCCAGCAGGTACTAATACACCTTCGATTGAGTTAACTCCATTGATAGCTCCACGAGTAGATGCATCATTTAAGTATTTCCAATCTGTTTTGTAAAAGTCATAAGATCCTCTACGGAATCCACTGAATCCTAAGTTAAGTGCCATGTCTTCTGAATTTTCAAATAATCCATAAGCAACACCACCTGAAACTCCTGAAGAAATGCTTGCTAGCATATCATCAAAATCTAAAGCAGTCTGACGGTTTAAGAATAACATGTTTTCCTCAATTGCTCCTTGAGTATCAAGGTTTTTAAGGATTGCATCAAATTCAGTTAATCCGTTTGCAGCTGTAAATCCAGTTTCAACATTTCCTCTAGCTTGAATAGCAGCGAATAAACCTTGTGTTCCTGGCTGAGTTAATGGGTTAAGAGTAGATGCATTTAATTCACCTTCTACCATTGCCATTTCTAAGTAATCTTCAAAACGTAGACGAGTTTCAGATTCAGCTTTCAAATACCATAGGTACCCGTCAGTTCCATCTTCAGTAGCTACATTCACCCATCCAATTTGTGCAGTATCAGATCCAGATACAATGTACTGATCTCTAATAATGATTGGAGAGTTAGAAAATTGTGTTAATACAGGCTCAACACTAGTTCGTGCAGCTGAGTTTCCAGCTCCACCAGTTGCAGAGAAACCTTGAGTAGTCAAAGTAGTTCCAGCAAAAGGCTGAATAGTAATTGTTCCAGCTGCACCAAGTACAGATGCTGTTACAATACCTTTAGCTTCTAGTCCATTAGCTGGATCCAAAACAACAACAGTATCATTTACTGAAATTACATTACTAACTCCTGCTGTAGCAGCTGGGTTAAGAGTAATTACAGATAATGTACCAGCTCCGTTAGCTTGAGATACTCCAGCGTAAGAGATGTGTAATCTGTTTTGTTCAGACCAAATAACTTGATCAGAAGTCATTGGCATTTCAGCGCCAACCATTCGTAAAAATCCAGATAACGTTCTGTTTCCATAACGCTCTACTTCTGCTTCGTAGATTTCTGGTAAGTACTGCTGAGCAAAGTCAGCAAAGTTTCCTGGAACTCCGGCACCTCCACCGTTGTTGTTCCACTGTAAATAATTTGTAGCAAGTAATTGCTGTGTTTGTGATGGGATTATACTCCCAAATTGTGGTAATAAACTCATTGTTATTAGTTTTTAAACTTTTTAATTTTCAATTTTGCAGAGTCCGCTCCAGAAATTGATTTGACTTTATACGCACCAAAACGCGCACTTTCAACAGGTGCCGCTTTTCTAGCTTCAGTAGATGTATTATTAGATTTATTTACAATATCTCTAACAGCATCTGCTTTACCTTGTTCGTAGAAGTGATTTGCTATTTTATCAGCATTCGCTCCTGTATATAAAGCCTTGTGATACCCTTTAGTATCTTTAATCGTGCCATCTTCGCCGAGGAACCTCCCTATGAAATTGCTAATGTCCGATTGTTTTTCTCCCACCTGAGATGCGTTTTGTATTCCATACCTAAACTTTTTTTCTCCTAAATTAAAATCGAAACCTTCGAATTCTTTATTGAATAACTGTTCGGTTTGAGCTTTAAACTTCTCATGGTTTTGTGAGTTTCTTTCCTGATCCTCTTTATATCGATTAAAAAAGTCCGCTGCTTTTTGTTGATCCTCTGAAAGTTGGGGCGACTTCAACTTGATGTCGTCATAATACTTTTTCTTTGTATCTTCTAAAAACTTACGGGCTTTTGAAACCTCTTCTTTATATGCGAGCTTTTTTCTTTTGATGTCTCGCTCTTCATCAATATCTTCATCAAATGCAAAAGTGTCTTCAATCATAAAATCGATTTCTTCTTTTGACAAATGGGGTTTAGTACTTTTATAATATTCTTTTACTAAAACGTCTCTATCAACATCCTCGTAATTGGTATTTAGCCTTATGTAATCCTGCATAGTTCCGCCAGTTTCTCTCATAAAATCCACCAGCTTATTTATATTTTCTGGTAAATCATTTTGTACAGGTTCTGGTTCTACTGATTTTTCTTCAACAGGATCTTCCGCTTTTACTTCTGTTTTTTCTTCGGTAATTTCTTTAATGACTGGTTCGGATGTTCCTTCCTCCACTTTTTGTACATCTTCGGCTGGTTTATTCTCATCCACACCGCCTGTGCTTGGCTCTTGAACGGCATCTTTTTCTTCTTTAGGAATTACTACTCTAGTTACATTGCTTGGAACATCTATTAAAGGTTCCTTGTTTTTTGCTGCTATCTGTTCATCAGTTAGCTTTGGCTTGGATTGAATCTTAAAAGACCCTTCCGTTTTTACTTGTTCATTCATGATATAATATTATATAATTATTAAATACTTACTTAACTTGGTTCGAAAGAAGATAAATCAAATCCTCCTAATACGTCATTTCCTTGTGACTCAAAGTTTTTAGGCATACCTTCTGTTTGTCTTTGCTGAATAAGTTCGCTTTGCTGAGTACCCTGTATCTTTACTCTTTTATCTTTTCTATCCTCAATTTCTGCTTCTTTTTGTTTAGTAGCTCTAAGTTGAGCTTGAGCTAACTGCATGTTATATTCAAACTCTGTTGCCATTAACTCCTTTTTTATCTGAGCTTCAGTTTGCATTCTTTGTATTTCAAACTGAGACTTAGCTTGTTCAATTGCAACTTTTTCAGATGTGAGCGCTTGCTGTTTTTGCACTTCTGCCATTGCAGCTTTTTCAGAAGCTTGAGCATTTGCTTCCGCTTGGGCTTGGATGTTTTGTTGTGCTACCGCTTGTTCTCTTTCTAATTTTTTCTTACGCTTAAGCTTTAACATTTGATTAGCTAGCTTAAGATTTTTAACTTCACGTATGTCGATCGCATCTTCTATATTAATACTACCTTGTTTCAATGAAGCATTTATATTAGCAGCTAGTTCAGCTTTTTCTTCATCATCTGGTTCCATCTCTAAATATATACCGAAATCATGCAAGTTTAAATTTTCCATTTCTCTTAGAGTTTCTACATTAAAGGTAGACACACTATTCATTAAAGAATTTTTAGTTAAAGGAAAATTTAATACATCAGCTATTTTTAAAGAAATATTTTCACAGGTACTTAAAGCTAAAAATAGACTAGCATCCTGTATATGTTTTGTTGCTACATTAGAAGCGTTTGCTGCCATTTTCTGTAAACCTACTAAAGCATCTGCATCAGGTAAAGATCCATCTCTTGCTTCATTCAATCCAGTAACATCTCTAATCATCTGCATATTATAATTATATGCTGTAATAAGAGATTGTATTTTGCCCATACCGTTAGAAGAGTTTAATTCCTGAATAGGAACTTTACCTCTATTGATATCTCCATCTTGTGTAAGTGATCTACCTACGACAGAACCAGTTTGAAAATACATATTTAATGCTTCGGCTGGATTGTAGTTTGTTCCATTACCTAAATCTACTTCAGCTAATCCGTCCATATCTAAAAATATACCGTCAGGAACCATTCTAGATAAGACTTGTTGTATTTTTAAATGCGTTAGTTGTATAACATCAGCAAAGCCTATACACTTACTTATTAAAGATTGTATTTTTCCTTTATACATTCTAGGAGCACATAAGGAATAGCTCATTTCAACACGAGTTGTGTCTGCTAAAGGTCTTGTCATATTTTCTGACATTTCCCATTTTAGCATCATGTCCGTGCCAATAACTTTAGCTCCTTCGTATAAAACTTCTATAGACCGTGATACTCTTTCAAAATTATCATTCGGCGGAGGATTAAACTCATCCGTTTTTTCAATAGCCTTTTCTAAACCAGAATCCGTTCTTTTTATTTTAAATACTTGATCTGTATAAGTTTTATATTCAAAATATAATACTTGAACAGTATTGTAGTCGTAATTTTCAAATCCCCGTATCATACTT